TCTTTCTTTATCACTCATGGATCTTCTCTTTGAAGAAGATACACATTTAGGAGTTGTTTTTTGACCGGGTTGACGAGCACAAGGCTTACCATCATATTTACCACCAACTTGAACCCAACCTCTTACTTTGCGTCCAGACTTAGTAGTTCCGCTTGATTTACCAAACCATGCACGAAGACCTTCCTCTGTCATGTTCTTTGGTTTTTTACCCTTCTTTTTCATATTAATAGCAATTGCTGCCTGTTGAGCAGCATTCGCTGCTTCTTTCACTTCTTTACTGTCAAGATAATCTGCAGCAGTATCTAAGTAATCAGATGCTTTAGTTATCTTTGATTGCACCCATGCTTTGAAATTGTCTTTCTTGCGTGAGTGTTTTACAATCCTTTTAGATGCTCTACCTGCTGTCTTCAATTGATTACGAATCATTTCTGGTTCGTGATCACCATGCTTTTCTTCCTTCATTGCTTTTTCTAAATCATCTGCTTGTTTCGCATGTGTTTTAGAACCACCCCTTAGTTTCTTAACCAATTTTTTTACAAATGGTTTATCTTTTTCATCTAAGGTTTCTTTCATTAAAAATCCATCATCACGAAGAACTGATCCTTCGGGAATTGGTTTACACTTCTTATCAGTGTTGCAATAGTAATATCCTTTTTTACAGGATTTCATCATTCAGCAGTTTCTGAGTCATTATTATTTAGAATACCTTGTTTTAGTAGTTTTGATAACTCACTCGTTGACCCTACAAATAATGCGTTATTTGTGACATTACTTTGAGTTTTTGATTTTTCTTCATCTATATCTTTCATCTTTTTCTGAAGATCCATCAATTTGTCAGTACTATCAGCCACTGATTTTATTAACTGCCCTGCAACTTCATATGCTCTTGGACTCGCACTCTCACCTGCAACTTCCATGATTCCATTGATTGCCTCTTGACCTTTTTCAATTAGTGAATATAACTGCCCTCTTGTATATTTGTAATCTTTTTCAACATCATCTTTTTTAAGAACTACATTTGGTAATTCTGGTTTTTCATTATCTTTTTTAACAATAGAGGTTTCTACATTTAAAGATTTTTCAATACTGTTAAAATTTGTGTTCATCATGAGTCTGTCCTTGTTGCAGGATTAAATTGTAATGAATCAGTGAAGATACTTGATGTCTCATTAAATCCAAAGTCATCATCAATATCAATCAGATTATCATCTGCTGTAGTTAATTTATTAATTTTTGTATTTTCAAGATGTTCTGCTCTAACTGTGCTGTTAAATCCTCTCTTGACGGCTAAAGTATTTGCATCTGGTTTTGCATCAACTTTCATAATTTCATTATCAATGACAATACGATCACCAACAGAGAAATTAGATGAATCTGTGACAGTAATTCTGACATCATTTTTGCCAATATTAAATGTTAATTGTGCAGTGTTATCAGCATCATAATCTTTAAGTGCTTTAGGTGTAACAGTGTATCTTAGTTCTCTTCTCTTATTTTCACGATCCATATTAGTATGATAATCCAATTGAACTTTCTTAATAAGACCCTCTGGTGTATCAGCAACTGGGCCGAATAGATATGTTTTTGCAGTAAAGTTTAGTGTGTATATTAATGCTCTTCTTGTTGCAAAATCACCCTCATAATCATCTTGAAATGAAATATTATCTAATACAACGCTAATATCCCTCTTTTCTCCAATAACACTTATTAGATCTACAGTTAAATTAAAAGATGGTTGGAAAAATGGTAAAATCTGCTCTATGATTTGTAATCCATCATCGTTTAGTTTGACCAAGACATTTAATTCAAAACCAATATTATATGGCACTGGCATGAATACTTTTCTTAAATTAGATCCATCTGATGCTTTAAATGTTTGTGTAATTGTGGACTTTCTAGTTGCATCATAAGCAATATTAGTCATCTCAAAAGACATACGAGGTAGTGTAATTTGAGTTGCACGATTTAAATCTGGTTGTTGTTCAAGTCTTGCTAAGAATTTTTGCATTGGGCCATATGCCAATGCAACTTTCATATCACTGATTGATTTACCTGTGTTATCATTATGGCGAATATGAATATCATTAAACAATGTTCCAAATGCTATAACTGTCTTTCTAAGTATTTCGTGATAAAAATAAGTGCCTAACATTAGTATGTACCAAAGGGATTAGATTCCGCAAAATCAACAATTTCATCTGCAGCCAGTTCAAATTCATCATTATCACTGTATGCATCATATTTATCCTCTTGTTCATATTGACGAACATTATATGCAACAAACGATGTTGTTCCAGTCGAAATTGTTAATGATGTTGATGATGTATTCAAACTAGGAGAATCAATAGTGATTGTTCCTGCACCGATTGAAATTACAGTAACACCCAACCCAATAACATTATCAACTGCTGATACAGCAGCTCCCACAGATATTCCAGATGTATTAATTCCTGTAATTATTGTAGTTGATACACCAACTGTTCCAGTTGTTGTTCCTGTGGAAACGAATACTGTCTTATGAATCTTATGTCCAGTTCCCGGATCAATACCTGTTTGTATTCTAACTTCTTCACCCGGAATGAATCCACTAATTGTTGATCCGATTCCAACATTTGTGATTTTAAGAACTTTTGTATCTGCATCCCATGATCTAACGATTGCCTCTGTATTCGATGTTTGACCGACAACTAGATCATTATAGAGATAATTACCACGACCAGTGATTATATTTGGATCTGCAACTGTAACTGTTGGTGCAACTGTGTACCCTACACCGGGGTTAACAGGTCTTATAGACGATAATTTAGCATTTCCAGTGTCAACTACAGCAGTTGCAGTAGCAGTCGTTCCAGCACCACTAGGCCCTGCGACAGTGATTAATGGTGGAACGGTATATCCAGAACCTTCATTAGTAATTGTATAAGATATCACACCTCTTCCAGATGTGGTGATTCCACATGTTGCGATCGCACCAGTTCCATTTCCACCAACAATACTAATACTTGGTGCGACTGTATATCCAGCACCTGCATTTGTTAATATGAGTTCCTTAATAGAAAACACACCATTTCTTTCAGTCGTAATTGCGACTGCAGATGCGTTTACACCGGCAGCGGTTCTTGAAGTTGAAATGAATACAGTTGGTGTTGAGGTATATCCAGATCCATCATTTAAAATAGTAAGTGAATTTATAAAACCAGACTGAGCAGGTGCAAGAGTTGCTGATGCTGCTGCAGTTACCCCTGAACCAACTAAATTAAGTGTTGTTATAAATCCTTGATCCTCTATTTGTGTATCAATCTCATCAATCGATGTATCAAGAACCTCATCTTCATATTCAAAGAGTTCACACTGTAGTTGATAAACATAATTTTTACCTAACTGGTAAAATGGTTGCTCATGTTCTACAAATTTAACTTCAAATAATCTTGATCCTAATGGAAAGAATACTAAATCACCCTCTCTTGGTCTCGTTGCTAATTCATAATCATCTGGATCTAAAAATGGAGATATAAAATCTTCAAATCTTTCTCTTGATATAGTAAGTGTAACTTCATCTCTCAAACTTACACCAAATTTTGTCATGATATCACCAGCACCTGAATAACCCTCATAGGTATTGACATACGCTTCCAATAAAAAATTATCATCGAATCGAGATGATTGTACCTCTTCAATGATAGACTGTCTATTTACAAATTTTCTTGGTATATAAGTGACCTCTACCCCATAAATTTGCAACTGCTCATTTATAAGATTTTGAACTAATCTTTGTTCACCGGGAGATCCTTGTAGAAAAAACGGATTGAGTGCCATACATATTACCCGATAAAGTCTAAAGGAGGTAACTCGTATTCGAGTTGCATCTTCTGTAAGATAGCATCTATTTCTCTTTGGCCATCATCGTATATTTCTCTTCCGTTTAATTCTAATCCACCGGGAAGTTTAACTCCTCTAAACTTAATTAGATTTTGACCCCACTGTCTCTTCATTAGTGCAGTCAAATACATTTTTAAGAATGGATCATTATACACCTTTGTAAAATCATTTGGATTTAATATTCTTTGACAATCAATGACTATAAAATCTCCAACATTGATTGAGTTGTAATCCATATCAAGATACAACCTGTTCTGTTTTTTATTAAATCTTATTTGTTTTTCGGGTGTAAGTAAAAAATCTATATCCTCAAGGTAAGATTTAGTCATAGAATATTGTAATAATTCAACTGAGTTGAAATAATACAAATCATTTAAAAATAATTGATATTTGATACTAAACATTCCACCTGAAATGGAACTACTATCAAATTTAAATATTTTTTCAATCCCAATTACTGAATCCGGAATTTGAATAAAGTTTGAATTTTCTACGAAACTTGAGGTAGTTGTTCCATACCCACTGATAGCAGTAGATGTGCCTGTTGTTGTTACGATACCCGCAGTGTTGTCTGAATCAGTTTGTGATGTTGCTTTACCTCTATCTAATTCATCTTGAGTAAATTCGTGCTTAAGAAACATCTCCTCAACACCGTCAAAATGCCTCTCGTTGAAAATTTGAATCGCATCATCAACAAGATCGTCAATCTGATCATCATCAATATTAATCTCCAGCACAGGAGCTCCTAACTTCCTTAATGCATAATCGATTAATCCTTGTCTTGATGATGGTTGTGCCATTATTCTGCTTCTACCTCAGCTGCTAGATTTTCGTATTTTTCT